GTCAGATGCAGAATATATAAAGGATAATGTTATTGCCTTTGGTAGGCGTTCTGCAATTGAACAGGCTATCTGGGACTCTGTAGGGTTGCTGGAAAAGGGTACATCAGAGGACTTCAATAAGATAGAAGACCTTGTGGGTAAAGCCCTTAGAATAGGTGAAGACATTGGTGACTTGGGTACAGATTACTACTCCAATGCTCAAGAACGTATTGAGAACTATCGTGAGGGTACGGATGGTGTTCGTAGGATTCCAACAGGGATATCTGGTGTAGATAATATTCTACATGGGGGTCTTGGTGGAGGAGAACTAGGGGTTGTTATCGCACCTCCTAACCGTGGTAAATCTATTGCATTGATTAACATTGGTGCAGGAGCAGTACTAGAAGGTTACAACGTAGTACACTTCACACTAGAGATGCCAGAGAAACAGGTTACTAAGCGTTATGACCAACGCTTAATGGGTAAATCATTCGAGTATATGAAAGATAACCCAGACAAGATACTTAAAGCGATTATGAATATGCAGAAGACTAAGAGAGGTCAACTGTTCGTTAAGAAGTACAAGACTAATGATTGTACGGTACACACAATGCGTTCATACCTTACTAGGTTATGGATGGAGAAAGGCATTAAGCCTGACGTTATTATTGTCGATTACGGTGACCTTGTACAACCACGTAGAACCTACGCTGACAAGCGTTTCGAATTAGAGTCTGTGTACTTAGACTTACGTGACTTAGCAGCTGAGTATGACTGTCCAGTGTGGACTGCATCACAGGCTAACCGTGGAGCACTAGACAAGAAGGTTATCACAATTGGTGACTTAGCAGAGGCATTCAATAAAGCTAACATTGCAGACTTTATGATGGCTCTATGTCAGACTACGGAAGAAAAAGAAGATGGCGAAATGCGTATCTATATCTCTAAACACAGGGATGGTGAAGCCAATATATCCATCAATAATGAAATAGACTACGCTACGATGACCTTGAGTTCATACGAATAGGGAGGATTTATATGGGAATAGTGACGGAGAAGGTACCACCATTAAAACTACTAGGTAAAGAGGGAGCAGACTTAAACTACTGGAGTTTTCTAGGAAATATCCATCACAACCCTATGGTTGTGGAGACTCCATGCTCTAAGTGTTACTCTAAGAGCATAAATGTTAATTCTATTCTGGCAGGTGAGGTAACAAATCCTATCTTTAATAGAGTTATAATGAATGCTATTAAAACTACTGAGGGTATATACTATGTGGGTGGTTGTGGTGAGTGTGGTACTGTTTACTGGGGGAAAGGGGAATAGTCAATGTTAGAACATGGAACTACTCTAAAGGAACACTTTGCAGCTATCGTAGGTATGATAAGAGAGGGAACAGTTGATAGTTACGATATAACTATGAGAACTGAATCAGCCCACTTTGAGGACTACCTAAAGAAGGAACGTATCAGATACAGTAAAACTGTTAGTTATGGTACGGGGATTGGCTCTTTACCTATTAACACATTTAGACTGGAGGAATAAATAATGAATTGTCCAAGTTGTAAAAAGCGTGGACACAACGTAGAGGTTATCAACAGTGGTAACCTCTATCGTTGTTTAAGATGCTTAAAAGATACCACGGAGAAGGAATTCAAAGAATCCCTTTCTTTAAAGGGAAGGGGCAAGGTTCTCTTGTGTACTATTCATGGAAGGACGGTTATGCCTGATGCTGACGTACAACTGTTAGCAGTAGGGAAACCTAAGGGTAGAACTTATTTCCAGTGGTGGGAGCATAAGCCAGGACTAGCACCTACTAGAGAGCTTGTCACGTTCACCAAGGAGCATAATAGAAAAGGTAGACTGGATGGGTGGTTTGAACGCTACACTGAAAGCCTACTAGCTGAATGGGAAGAGCGTGGAGACTTCTTTAGTCAGTTTAGCGAGGTTATTTATTGGTTGACAGAAGGTAAGACAGTGGCGATAGCTTGTTACTGTGATCATCGTAAGCGACCTGTGTGTCATCTGAGCATTTTGAGAGGTTTAATAGAGGACTTTGGTTTTACTGTAGAAGAGGCAGAACCAATACAATATAAATAGGAGGGGTCAAGATGAGTATGGTGCGTATTGAGTTAAACGAGATACGTAAGGGGACTATTAAAAGTTTTGTTGAAGCGTGGTCAGATGTAGAAGACAGAAGTGCTACAGACTGGGGTATAAAGGCTGGCTTAGGATGGGTAGTACGCAAGCTACACATAGAAGAGTTTATCCATGAGCCAGGTGAGATTGTAGTAGATGTTCCTTTGTCCATCATTGAAGAGTGTAGGAAAGAGTGGAAAGAAAACTCCATAAATGCCTACTGGAATTTAGGCTACGCAAGGGCAATTTTTACAGTATTCATGACTCTAGGCTTAAAGGTTGAGCCAGACCCAGAGCCTATAGAATATATAACAAATTACTACAATAAATAGGAGATGATACCATGAAGTACGCAATATCAGCAGACGTGCATGGACACATATACCCAGAGCACAATAAACCATCTGACCTTACAGGGTCTACACGATTAGATAGAATTATTCTATCTTTACGATACAAGAAAGAGTACTGTTTAGCTAACGGTATTAAGCACATGATGTTTGCAGGAGACTTATACCACCAGAGAGCAAGAGTACATACAGTGGTTTACAATAGTCTACGTGATGAAATTAAGGCTATAGGTGAAGCAGGTATTGAGGTGCTGATGATTCCTGGTAACCATGACCAAATAGATAACAGTGACTTCCCACAACACTCACTACACTCGTTTAGAGAGTTAGACAACATAACAGTTGTTGATGACTACCGCATAGTGAAGTTTGGGGACGCTGATGTAGTGTGTGTACCTTATAGCAAGAATGCACAGATGATTAAGACCTTCCTTGAGTCTATACCTACTGACTTAGAGAATCCTATCCTATTAGGACACATGGGAATCAGTGGTGGGTTCGTAGGTAATGGTAACTTCCCTATGGCTGATGCCTTTACTGTAGAGGACTTGAGACCTGACCTGTTCAAATATGTATTCTTGGGTCACTTCCATATGTATCAACTACTAGGAGGTCACCCTCATGTAATGTATGTTGGCTCTCCACTAGAGCATAGTCATGGAGATGAAGGAGAGGACAAGGGCTTTGTAGTAGCAGACACTAGCAAACGCTTTGATACTAAGCTGATACCTATCCCTAATCCTAAATTCCTAACCTTAGACAGAGACGCTATCATGGATGGAGCGGTATTGGAAGAACATGCTAGACTGGGTAACTATCTACGCTTTGAGCTAAATGCTGAAGATGCAGCATGGCTATCATCAGTAGCTCCTGTGAACTTGTTGTATAAGGTCATCCTAAAGAAAGAATACAAGGAAGAGCTAAGAGTCCCTGTTAAAATAGGAATGAGCTTTGAGGATATTATAACTAAGTACGCTGAAGAATATGACCCAGATGCTTTGGAGCTAGGGTTAGAAATACTTCAAAGGGTACAGCAAGCGAAAGGGGTGTAACTGATGTGTACTACATGTGTACGTCAACCTGTTAAAGTCAAACGTAAAGCTATAACATATTTCACAGACCACGGTATAGGGAACGGTAAGTGGTTTGCATTCCCTAAACCAGAGGATGAGAGACCTCCTAGACTTACTAGGAAATTACAAAATAATGAGAAACTTATATGGTGTCCCTGGTGTGCAGAGTACACCATCTACAAGAAAAAGCGTTCAGATACTAACTTCAACTGTACTGGTTGGTGTGGTTGGGGCAACACTGGAGAGTTCTATGTAAACAAGTATAACGATTTATGGTTTGATGATGTGCCTACAGCAGACCTTAAGAAAGTGGTTATGCCAGCTCCAGCTAAACCTAGAGGTGGTAAGAAACGGAGGGGTTAAGGTGAAGATAGTTAAACAGGATAAAGGTAAAGTCATCGTGGAACTAAACCCTATAGAAGCAGAAATGTTTCAAAAGAGTATGGTAAGACATGCCAAGATGTTAAATAAAAAGTGGGAAGCCCTAGAGACAAAAATACCTGAGGAGTTTCTGTACCACGCTGCTAGAAAAGACAATGCAGATGGCTTGAAGCGTAAATTCGGTATAATAGTCAATAGATTTAGAGAATGGGGAGTCCTAAAGTAGCGGTTGAGAAAATTCTCAATCGCTTTCTTTTTTATTTGTGAAGGGCGAACGACATACGGGAAGGTGATAGAATGATAATTGGAGAGGTTATAGCTGAAGTGGTCGTAGCCATTCTGGAACTTGTAGGAGTAGTTATTGAGTCTAAGAGTAACAAGGAGGAAGAGGAATGAGACTAGGTGAATTAGAAGTACAGAATTTTCTATCTATTCAAGAAGCATCAATAGACCTCTCTAATAAGGGGTTAGTGCTTGTACAGGG